TTGATACTTCGTTCCAACGTAGAAAGGAGTGCTTGACAAGTTGCCTAGCTACAAAGACTGGTGCCTTAACATGGAAACTAGCAAAGCAATGCCCGAAAGGTGATATATGCTTATGCTTGGCTAAGTATTGTATAAGCTTCCTGTCTTTTGTTTTAAGGTGCTGCTTAAAGCTGTAAGCATCTGACTCCTCATAGTCCCACTCAGTTTCTTTACCGAATGAAACACGGGCAGCGTTACAGACTGTAAGGTCATTACCCATGTGACCTTTATATGTTACTTGAATCATTCTACATCACCCCGTTTAATTTCATCCATTATTTCCATCAGGCGGTCTACACTCTCTTTAGGCACCTGCATACTAAAACCCTTAAAGTGATTAATAAGTAATTTTCCATCACCAAAGTAATAAGCATTCCATCCTTGACTAAGGTCTGCACTCTTTATGATTTTATTTGTTTTGTCAGTCATAGTGATTCTCCTGTTTCACTGCGTAGCTGTGCTACTTTTCTTATGTTTACGCTTCCTGTTTAATATAGGCTTCTTCTTGTCAGGTACAACCCTCTGTCTATACTTGGGTTGCCTCAAGTCTTTAGCCATAGGGTTGGGCCTTCTTTTCTTCATTAATACGGCACCTCTCCATTTCCATCACGGGGGTCATTAAAGTAATCTTTAGCTAGATGTATAGTTCTAATATCTAAGATCTCCTCAAAGATTTCAGTAGTAGATTCTGGCTTAAAGAATAAGTTAAGATCCAAGTTCATTTCCATGTGGTTATCTGTCTCATTAAGCATCACACTTTCTCCCCATTGATAAGTTCTACCTTCTCAGCGTAGAATGATTTCCACTTGCTCTCTTTGATTTCCCAGATTGGGATCTGACCACGGGATCTCATAGCTTCACCTTGAGCTAATCCACGATCACTACCTACGATCTTGCTGGTAGGCTTTAAGAGGCCATTGACTACACGCTCAGAGCCATCAGCTTTGATGAATGTTACAGTAACGATCTTAGTGCCTTGGGCTTCTAACAGGTCTAGTACACGTTGCTTCTTTTCCATTACTTCTCTCCTTTGATTCTTTTCTATAACCACAGTCACATTTCTTACGGCTCTGGTCAACCCTCTTTTATACTTTTCTGCTTCTGTATTATTATTAACCAGTTTCCAGCAATTCAATTTCCCATCGGGGGTGTATACACTACAGCGTAACATTGTCGTTCTCATCTAATGATAGTGGGATATTAACGTATTCCTTCCTGTACTCTACCTTGTAGTCTTTTCTACCGTAGGGGTTACGACACTTATAGATAAAGTCTGTAGCATCTGATTTCATAAGAAACATAGCTATGACATCGTTTAATTTAGTATTGATTACACAAAACATATTACTTAGCTCCTATTCTAATATAACAATCTTTAATCTCTTCTACATCAAGAGCGCCAGTAAAGCCATTGGCCTCATAGGTTACCATAATGACATCACCATCCCAATGTACCTTATAGCCATTATTAGACCACCGTACATCTAATCCTTTAGATAGTGCTTTAGTTAATTCTCTGAGTTGCATCTTACTCTTCCTCACCCTTCGTTTTGTACTATTGGTTTGCTTATTGATACTACCTCTTCCTCACCCTCAAGGTAATCCTCTATCGCCTCTCTTAACCAGTAAGGTTCGTGTGCAGCTTGTTTATCTTCAACTCTATATTTTACTACAACCTCTACATAATACATCAGTCATCCCCCTCTTCATTACTATTGAGATATTCCCATTCCTCTTGACCCTCTTGGCATACAGCACAGATAGTATCATTGTCACCATGCATTTCCTCGAAGGTCTTGTAGAACTCACAACACTCACAAAAGTATTCTCTATTCATTCTGAACAACATTATGATTCTCCTACAGCTTTCTGCCTAACTGATTCATACTCTACATCATCCAGCAAGTTAGTCAAATGCTTTTTAGCTTCTTTGATGTCATCCTTTAAACGATCAATGTCATTCTTAGCATCTTCCAGATATTCAAAGAGGCTGTTGATCTTATCCTGCTTAGTCCACGACATATCACCCTCGCAAGTATGGTTTACGTTTATCCCACGCTCTGCATCATTGCGGTATTCTTCAGCACGACAAACAGCAGTTTGTAAATCACTTTCGATGTCTCTGATCTGCTTAATAATATTTTCCATTATGATTCTCCTTTTACTGGTGATCCAGTCCATGATTTAATTGTCATCCAGTCAAACTTATAGTGGTTCGACACATGATCGAATGCACACCAGTATTCCGCTGCACCCCTAGACATCTCATCCCATACCCATGTGCAAGGAATGTTTGACAATCTAAATGAATGCACTTCACCAGATTTAAACATCATCTCAATGTCAGCGTCTACTAATATTTCAGTCTTACGATTTTCCATCGGTACTCTCCTCTACTATCTAATTTAGAATCACCCTACTAATTTCCACTGGTGGGGTCAAGCCCTAATTCCCTCGGTGGGGTCTATATTTCCACTGGAGGGGGTGACTCTTAATTTCCACTGGAGGGGGGTCATTTTCCATCGGAGGGGGTGTTCCCGATTCGTTCCAGTGTTCCTGATTCGTTCTCGATTCATGATTCGTTCCTGATTCGTTCTATCGTACCTGATTCGTTTGTGATTCGTTCTGGTTTCACGATTCGTTCCTGATTCGTTCCAAACTATCGATTCGGATAGATCCAAAAATGCTGTCAATGGCACAAAAGGATAGTTGACAAGGGATTTCGGATAGGGTGGCTTAAATACTACGATTCGCAACAAAGATTCACTTGACACAAGATTCTGCTTTACGAATCGGACTCTACTCGATAACGCAAAAATCGAATCACGTAAACCTGAGTCTTTTGATATGGTATTTTTCCAGTCCATGATTCGTTTTTGGCATATCGTGCAATCCGTCCGTCAATTGTTATTTTTGCATACCAGCCATGCGTTTTATGCAATAGTTTAATGATTAAACTAATGAGTCGGATTCCGCTAACAAACGGTTATCGGGATAGCAACCGAGCCTCACCTACTATAATAAAGTGATTCGCTAACTGAGTCAACCCATAAAATCTACAATATACTTTTTTGTTCAACCCTATACTTTCGGATAGGTTTTTATCCTTTGGTATATTTAGGCTATACAATGGGCCGATTTTTGGGGTTAAACGATTTTCACAGGGCAAGACAGCCTAAAACCGTTTCGGCTCTCAGTGAGCGTTTTTGAGCCTCTCAGACCCTATTGCGCTACTTCTCCAGTCTGATATACTGATTCCAGTCTTTAACCTTAACCGATTCGGGAGTCTTAAAATGTTACATGAAAAACAAATAAAATCAGTGATCCGCAAAATGATCCGCAAGGCCAAGCAAGACTGGACGACTGGCCTTTATGTTTATCTGTCATATGATGACGAAGTTCAAAACATAGACAGCAACGGGCAAGTGTCTTTTAAGGAAAAGGATATTATTGACGCTGTTATGTGCGCAGATGAAACGGTTCTACGTTTTGTAAGAATGACAGACGGTCATCATATGGGATCAGTCTTGTTTGTCTTCGACTATGATAGGTTACCAGATGAAATAATATCCGATTATACAGACAACGAATATACGAATCGTTTAGTCAAACATGCGGAGTCTTAATTATGTTTAACTTTCTTGCTTTTCTTGCTTGGCTGTTGGTTTTCGTATCAATGGTTTTAGCTATATTCTTTGCGCCTTTTGTATTCTCTACCATGTTTGGCGTTTTGGTGTTTTCTCTTTTCTTGTCTATATCGGTGGCCGTTGCCATTGTTATCAATGCGGATTTTTAATCATGGTTTTCTTCTTTCTTTCTGGCATTATCATTGCCGCTTGCATCATTGCTTTAATCTTGGAGTCTGAATAATGACAAAACGCACAAACACAATAAACCTTTTGAATGATACCAAAACAACGAGTCAAAAACTTAAAGAATACTATGACTCGCCATTTTGGCGCAATGTTAGATCACAAGCGGAGTCCAAACTTAAAAAGGCGACTCGTAGTGACGGGACTCTTATATGGGATAAATTGCCCAATCTTTTGAGCGTGAATCCTAAGATAATTAAAGGTGAAAAGTTAGGCTACAAATCCGCTATTCTTCACCTTGCGCCATCATGGGCAAGCGGAATCAACACATGCGCACTAGCGACTCTTGGCTGTGGTATGAATTGTTTAAACGAGTCTGGTCATGGTCAATTACATATGATCAACAACGGGAGTCATCACGTGCATATCGCAAGAGTTATTCGGACTCTGATATGGTTTAAATATCGTGATCAATTTAAAACTAAGATTCAACGTGAAATTGAGAGTCTACAACGCAAGGCAACATTAAAAGAGTCCGCTATTCCCGTTGTGCGTCCGAATGGCACAAGTGATCAGAAGTTTGAGTCACTCTTTCCAGAATTGTTTAGCAAGAATCCGAATGTGACGTTTTATGATTATAGTAAAATCGCTAATAGAAACGTGAGTCACATTCCAAACTATTCTCTAGTCTATTCTATGAGTGAAGACACAACAGAGTCCGACATAGAATCCGCTTTTAATAACGGCATGAATTGCGTTGTTGTGTTGCGCCTTAAACGTGACCAATCTAAACCAGAGTCCTTTATGGGGCGGCCTATGATAGATGGCGACTCCCACGATTTAAGGTTTATAGATCCGCAAGGCGTATATGTGGGACTCTTCGCAAAAGGTCACGCCTATAAGGACACAAGCGGATTCGTCTATGAATTAGAAACGGCAACAACAACACAAGAAAAGGTTTAAGAACATGACTCTGATAGCAAATTATCCATCTAAGAAAGCATGCAAGGAAAGCATAGGCGAGCCGCTCAAGTATATCGAAACAAGCATATTCGGCGCTGAGTATACGCCTAACGGGACTCTTACAGTCGCCAATAGACCCCATATAACCCACAACGGGCGGGAATGGTTCGGACAAGTAACAATGCGCAACGGGTTAATCGCTAAGGTTACCTAATACAGTTTAACATGACGACTCCCTAACTGGACTCTGGCTTAGGCTGGAGTCTTTTTTGTTGTTGCTCAATGGTTTAGTTTATCCGTTATTGCGAATGATTATCATTATCAGGTAGGTTATTACTTGCGAATGATTATCAATAGGCCTGCCGATTCGCCCTCCGAGCGCCAGTTTTTTCTTTTTGTCAAGCCTAGATCACAAATTGTTTCAGTCTTGTAACATTTAATCACATTTTTATACTAGGGGGTTGACATTCGTTGGGACCCTCTGTATTATACGCAGGTGATTCGGTTGGGGTCTGTTTCTACCCACATCTACAACATAAGAATTTTACTTTGACCCTGTATTTACTGTGGTATTTATGCAACAGTATACGACATGCGCTACCTTCTAGAGTCAACTACACAAAAAAAAGAATCGTTAGTAATCAACAACATATAAAATAATTTAACTTGTGTTGTCTAAAGTACACAAAAATATCCCTATACTATAGTAGGAGCTATACTTAAGTATATACTTAAGATTCCTATCCTCTCAGTTTATATATACTTAATAGAATAAGAGACTTAAGTTTATACTTAAGTATAGGTCACATGAGCGTACATGATAAGATTCCTTATAGTGAAGTCATAGCCAAGAAGGTTAGAGAGGGTATTCGTAGTGGAGTATCTGTTAAAGATATTTTGTCGTCTATCCAGAAGTATCAGAATGCCCCCTCAAGCACAGCTACCTTCTATAAACTATATGGTGAGGACATAGCTGAAGAGAAGGCTTCTATTGTAGGTGCTGTAGGTTCTGTCGTTGTACAACAAGCATTAGATGGTGACTTCAAGTCTCAGGAACTCTTTCTTCGTAGTAAGGGAGGATGGAGTCCGACATCTACAGTTAATGAAGTAGATCAGGTAGAAGACCCCGATGTAGATGAGTCAGCTATAG